TGATGAGGGATTGGTTAACTTTAATTTATACCCTTTCCAAGAAAAATTAGTTAATAATTTTCATAATAATAGATTTAACATATGTAAGATGCCTCGTCAGACTGGTAAGTCAACGACTGTGGTATCTTATTTACTTCACTATGCAGTATTCAATGATAATGTAAACATAGGTATTCTTGCGAACAAGGCAAAAATTGCAATTGATTTGTTAGGTAGATTGCAAACAGCATATGAAAATTTACCAAGATGGATGCAACAAGGAATCATCGCTTGGAATAAAGGTTCGTTAGAATTAGAAAATGGATCAAAGATATTAGCCGCATCTACATCTGCATCTGCTGTTCGTGGTATGTCATTTAATATTCTATTCTTAGATGAATTTGCCTTCGTACCAAATCATGTTGCAGAAGATTTCTTTGCATCTGTATATCCTACAATTTCATCTGGTACAAATACAAAAGTTATCATAGTTTCTACCCCTCGTGGTATGAATCACTTTTATCGTATGTGGCATGATGCCGAACGTGGTAAAAATGAATACATCCCAACTGATGTTCATTGGTCAGAGGTGCCAGGTAGAGATGAATATTGGAAACAACAAACAATTGCAAACACATCTGAACAACAGTTTAAAGTTGAATTTGAATGTGAGTTTCTAGGATCTGTTAATACACTTATTAATCCAGCAAAATTAAGAAACCTTGTATATGATAATCCAATTACAAAAAATGCAGGATTAGATATCTATGAAAATGTCATACAAGATCATAATTATATGATAACAGTTGATGTGGCTCGCGGACTTGGAAATGATTATTCCGCATTCATAGTATTTGACATTACTAATTTTCCGTATAAAGTTGTTGCAAAATATCGTAATAATGAAATCAAACCAATGCTGTTTCCGAATATTGTACATAACGTGGCAAAAGGATACAATAATGCCTTCTTACTTATAGAGGTAAATGATATTGGAGATCAAGTTGCAAGTATTATTCAATATGATTTGGAGTATGAAAATTTACTCATGGCATCAATGAGAGGACGTGCAGGTCAGGTAGTAGGACAAGGATTTTCAGGAAAGAAAACACAACTCGGTGTTCGTATGACATCTGCAGTTAAAAAACTAGGATGTAGTAATCTGAAAGCGATGATAGAAGATGATAAACTTTTAACCTGTGATTATGAAATTATTTCAGAATTAACTACCTTTGCACAAAAACATAATTCATTTGAGGCAGAAGAAGGGTGTAATGATGATCTAGCAATGTGTCTTGTGATATTTGCATGGTTAGTTGCACAGGATTATTTCAAAGAAATGACAGATAACGATATCCGTAAAAGAATGTATGAAGAACAAAAAAATCAAATTGAACAGGATATGGCACCATTTGGATTCATTAATGATGGGTTAGATGATACAGTAACAGTTGATGCAAATGGTGATAGATGGTATGCCGACGAATATGGTGATCGATCATATATGTGGGATTATCGGTAGTGGAATTTGATACACAAATAGAATTAGAACATTTATTATTTTCAGAAAGAAAATGTAGAGTATGTGGTAAAGTCAAAAATTTAATTGAAGATTTCTATCTTACAAGAAAACATAAGGGAACTACTCCGTCAGCATATTCATATGAATGTAAAACCTGCACCGTACAAAGAATTACAAAAAGAAGAAAAACAAGTTCTATACTACAAGATTTTTATCCTGACTGGTGATGTTCACGCATTGTTTCCCCGATGTAAATACCCTTTTTCCTAAATATTTTTAGATAAATTTGAATTACGAGGAGTAAGGGATGGCCTTAAATTTAGCATCTCCAGGTATACTAATAAGAGAAGTCGATCTTACGATTGGAAGAATCGATGGGGCAACAGGTAAAGTCGGTGGAATCGTTGGATCTTTTGAAAAAGGACCTGTCGGTGAACCCACTCCTGTCACAGGAGAAAATGACTTGTTTGACCAGTTTGGTAAACCATACGATACAGATAAGCAATACGAAACATGGATGGTAGCATCTTCATACTTATCGTATGGAGGAAGTTTAAGTGTAATCAGAGCAGACGACACTGAATTAAAAAATGGTTTTGCAGGAACTGCATCAAGTGTAAAAATCAAAAGCACTGAACACTATCAGGAATTAGGTTATCAGGAAAATGTTCTAGCAGATGTTACTGTTGCTGCAAAAAATCCTGGCACATGGTCAAACGATATTAAAGTTGCGATTATTGATGCTAAGGCGGATCAAATACTAGACATGAGTACAACTGGCGTCTCATCATTTACAGCAGCAGTTAATAATAGAGTTGGAGTTGCAACAGTTGGATTATCTATTGTAGGAATCGTAACAACTAGCATTGCTGTAAATCAGGTAGTAAGATCGAGTGTGGTTGCAACAGGAACAACTGTTTTATCTGTTGGTGTAGGCACTGTAACTCTTTCAAACGCACCCACATCATCAGGGGAAGCCATATTTGATTTTGGAACAGAATCATTTTCTGCAGCACCACCAGTAGTTGGTTCTGGTATAGAGCAAGATGTTCCTGATAACACCGTCGTATCAGGAGTTGGTGGAACAAGTTTACTTGATGGAAAATTCAAAGGTATAATTACAGAGGTAGGATCTGGTAATGTATCAGTTAAATTCTTATCACATGTTTCTGCTGCAGGTACTGAGACAGCACAAGACTTTAATAGTGTTTACAAATTCTCTGGATCAGGATTGGTTGCGATTACCACAGCTGGACAGATAACATCTTATGGATCAACTGCTGTTACATCAGCAAAAGATTGGTTTGATGAGCAAACTTATCAAACAGTAACAGGTTCAGATCCTCAAAAATGGAATGCCATTGCTGATAAACCAGGCACATCTGAGTATGCTGCTGCCAGAGGTGGTAGATTTGATGAAGTTCATGTTGTAGTCATTGACGCAAAAGGAACTATTTCAGGAAATGCAGGAACAATATTAGAGAAACATCTTAACCTATCAAAAGCAAAAGATGCAGAGTTCTCAGTTGGATCACCATCTTACTGGAGAAAGTATCTTTACTCAAACTCTGAAAACATATTTGGTTTAAATGGTGCAACAATTGGTGTTACAACAACTGGTTATTCAAGTGGATTCACACTTGATGGTGATGGTGGATGGGATCAGGATGCAGATGGAGTTATTTTCAATAGTTGTGGAGCAACTAATTTAACATTATCAGGTGGTAAAAACTATGGTGGTAAAACAAATCTAACAGATGATGGAGCACTTAACTCTGGTTTAGGTGATTTGATGACAGGATATCAAACATTTGAGAATGATACAATCAATAATGTTGATTTCTTACTCATGGGTGGTGGTCATCTTGGTAAAGATAGCACAAGACAATTAGCAACAACAATGATTTCTGTTGCAGAGGTTAGACAGGATGCTGTTGCATTCATCTCACCATCAAGAGATACTATCATATCAGATACAGATGATCAAACAGCCGTTACTGTTAAAAGTGATGAGGTTATCACCGCAGGTATAATTGACTTTTATGACCCAATTACATCATCAACTTTCGGAGTATTTGACAGTGGGTACAAATACATGTATGATAGGTTTAATGAAGTGTTCCGTTATGTTCCATTAAATGGAGACATTGCGGGAACATGTGCAAGAAACGACATTAACGATTTCCCTTGGTTCTCACCAGCAGGTACAGACAGAGGAGCAATCTTAAATGCAGTTAAACTTCCATACAATCCAACTAAATTACAAAGAGATAAACTTTATTCAAATCGAATAAACCCAGTAATCAATTCACCTGGTGCTGGAATTATCTTATTCGGTGATAAAACTGCTTTCGCAAAAGCATCAGCATTTGATAGAATCAATGTTCGCAGATTATTCATCTACCTTGAGCAAGGTATTGCAGCTGCTGCTAAAGATCAGTTATTCGAATTCAACGATGAGATCACAAGGGCAAACTTTGTGAACATTGTTGAACCTTTCTTAAGAGATGTTCAGTCCAAGAGAGGTATTCAAGATTATGTTGTTATTTGTGATGAGACAAATAACACTGCTGCTGTTATAGATAATAATGAGTTTATAGCAGATATCTTTATCAAACCAGCAAGATCAATTAACTTCATTGGTCTTACCTTTGTCGCCACTCGAACTGGTGTATCATTCGAAGAAGTTATCGGTTCCGTTTAATTAATTTAGAGGTTTAAGAAATGCCTTCACGTCAACAAATAAACACTATTCCTTTAAGGAAAATTAGTGATTTTAAAAGTAGATTG